TCCCCTTGCAGACTTTTTAGATAGACTGCCAGATTATTTTAACGATTATCAGAGAAACCAATTAGCCCTTGAAAGACAGCAACTGGCAGATAAAAGATATGAAGATGCACAGGAAAGGCAAGTAATGATAGATGACTTTAATATGGCTCGTTCTACTGGAGATCCAAATGTTATGGCTGGTGTTTTTAGAAAATATGGTAAAACATCTGAGGCTAACAAATTAGAAAAATCATCTAAAGTATTTTCTGATTTTAGTGGAGATTATTCTGATATTGTAAATATGTCTACCGATGAAATGTATGCTAATTTAGACAAAATAAAAGAAGTTAGAGATAGGGCATTGTCAATTAGTTCTCAGTATGTTTCTGATAATTCTGGAAGAGGAAGTTATATAAGAAACGCTAGTAGAGATTTAAAATCAATGGTTGACAATATTGAATCAACTGCTGGGACGTTAAAACCAATTAGTGCCTATAGTCCTGTTGACAAGTCTATGTTTGATTCAATGGGTAAAACGAAAGATAAAGCAATAGAAAGATTAGCTGAACTCGAAACTCAATACGTTCAGACTTTAAGTCGCTATGGTAAAAATAATGAGCAAGCTAAGCAGTTAGAAGGGCCTATATCTTTAGAAAAAGACAAAATATCAAGACTTGAACAAGAGATGTTAAATATACAGTCAAAATACACATACCCACAATTAGCTGATAAACAAATAACTTATTCTGACAAAACTGATTTTGCAGTTGAGAACGATATGCTTATTTTAGGAAATCCTGATTTGTCTGAAAAGCTTCAAAATTGGTTAGATGAACCAGAAAATGAAGATAATTATAATATTTTTGTAAATGCTGTTGAGGAACAAAAAAATATTCAATCCAAAAAAGAAGATGATCAATTAAAACAAGAAACTAAAAAAGAAGTTGATCAATCTGATAATGCTTTAGCATCTAGTCTCAAGGTTGTTCAACCCAGCTTAACAAAAGGATTTAGAGGTGCTTTGACAAGTTTTCAGAATACATTAGATACACCTGAAAGATTAAATGTTATAAGTGATCAAAATTTAACTTCTAATGGTCAACAGGTTTTAGATATACTGCAATCATTAAATAAATAAAATGTCTAATCAAAACGATAGTTTTTCTTATTATTCAAATCTTATAGACAGGGCATCTAATAATCAAAATAAATATCAAGGTTCTGAAGATATGTTACAATATCTTAGTGATCAATCTCATCAAAAATCACAGCCTATACAAAATGATTTTAGCTACTATGAAAATATTGCAAAGAAAGTGGTTGGTGATGAAGTAAGAAAATCATCTAAAGATGAAACTTTATATGGGTTTGTGCCCGGTAAATGGCTACCTAATTGGGCTAAGGTAGGCTATAACAATAGCATTGAAGGATTAGCTTATCAAATGGCAACAGGTAGTAAAAAATTTAATATTTCTCGCTATGAAGAAGAAAATATGGGGGTTGTTGATGATATCCTATCTACTATTACTTCTTTTTTTACATTAACAGATATCGGTGCGATGGCTGTTGGTGGAGGGATTGGTGGATTTGCAATTAAAGGGGCAACGAAAAGAGCCGCAGCTTCTGCACTTCAACAAGGTGCTGTTTCAGGACTTAATAGAAAAGTTGCAAAAGAAGTCGTTGAGGAGTTAGTTGAAAAAAATGCAGTTAAAGCATCTCAAGTACTATCTAAACAAGGTGGTGTAACAACCAAAACAGCAAGTGAATTGATACAAAAAATAAAGCCAATAGTATCTAATAGAATACTAGAAGAAGGTGTAAAGGGGGCAACTGGTTTAGGATTTTATAGTGGTTTACAATCTAGTTTAGGTCAAAAAATACAGACTGGAGATATTAGCTTTATACAAACTTTAGCAGATGCTTCAAAAGGTACTATTCTTGGGGGTGTAACGGCAGGCTCTGGAAAAGCTATGAATAATTATTTAATTAAAAATTTAGGAACTCCTAAAACAGCCGGAGAAAAAATAGCTTATGCAACTGCAACCAAGGCCTTAGAAACTGTTGAGTTCGGGACATTGTCTCCTGTTATGGAAGGTGAAATGCCTAAAGTAGATGATTACGTTCATGCGGCTGGAGTAATTGGTGGATTAACTTTAGTTAGAAAGGTTCCAAAAACAGCTATGAAATTAGCGGGAAAAGACAACCCCTTGTTAACCACTAAAGATACTGCAAAAGCTTTTGCAGAAGCAAAAAAAACTACAGAAGCGCAAGAGGCTGTTTGGACAGATAGAAAAGGAATAAAAATAGATAATGTTAAGTTTGAGTCTAAAGAGACAAGCTCTGGAAAAGTAGTTGATTATGTAACAGCAAAAGATAGTAAATCAGGTAATGCTGTTGAATTTTCTTCTAATGAGTTTAAAAATAGAGGGTTTGCTAGGTCTAAAAACCGGGTCAATATGAAAACATCTCAGGAGATAGAAAATTCTAGAAGAAAAGAAGTTTTTAGCAGGCTGGGAAAAAAAGGATTAGGTTTAAATCAACAAGAAATTATTAATAGAATTGAATCCGTTACAGGTAGAAAGATTGATACATCAAAAAGCAAAACTGGATATTCTCAAATGACTTCTATTGAAAAAGTTAAGTTTTTAGATACGTTAAGAAAAGAGAGTCTTGCAGATAAGATATTCAAAGAATTTAAAAGAGAAGGTTACGATGAATATTTAATACCACAATCTGCTGTATATACTAAAATAATTCCTGAGTTTTTAAAGCAAAGCAAAAATAGAGCAGTTACTGAATTTGGTATTAGCACAATAAAAGACATAAATAAAGCAGATTCTAGGGGGGTGGTTTTAACAGGTACAAGTTTGCAAGAGTTGCAAAACATTGGATTATATAATGGTGGGTTTTTTAAAAAAATATTTGGTTTAGTTGAGGTAGAAACCCCTTTGGGTATAAAAAAGTTAAGAACTGAAAAGCAAGCTAAAGAATATTTTGAAGACTTAGGGAGAAGAGTACAAGATTCTGCTAGACAAAATGATGTAGATGTTAAAAAAGTAAGATCTTTTTTAAATAAACAGTACTATCTTTCTAAACAGGCAGGTGTCCCGGTAGTGGAGTATCGTAAAAATTATTTTCCCAATAAAGTTAAATCAGAGTATTTAGACATATTAGGAAGTGATATATTTAAAATTATATCTCAAGATGTAAGTTTTGAAGGTAGAGGCTTGTCTAGCAAGCCTTTGATGGTAGAAAAAATAAATTCGATTATGGCTTCTACCAGTATAGATCCAAAAACTAAAAGTGCTCTTGAACACATAGCAAATGTATTTCAAAGAAATGCAAAAGATCAAAATAAATCTCTTAGTAGGGATAAAGCTTTAGCAGAAGCTTTTTCGACTCTTAGAGATGATATTTTACATCAAAGATTTAGCGTTATGGGGAATGTAGAAAAATCAAGAAGGTATGAATTGCCTGACTATATGTATGAAAGAGATGCTAGGATTGTATTAACTAAATATGCAACTGACTTATCAAGAAGAATTGCTTTTGTAGAAAACTTTGGTGCAAAAGGTGAGATAATAGAGCAAAGACTTTCTGCGATAAGGAGGTTGGCAAATGAAGCTCATAGACAAAGAGATTATACTAAAGAAAAAAAATTAAGACAGGAAGAAAAATTTATAGATCAATTATTTGACACATTTACTAATAAAATAGAAATAAATCCCTCTAAAAACTATGATCCAAGAGCTAAAAACTTTTTATCTACTTTAGTGGATTTTGAAGTCGCTACGAAGATAGGATTGGGTTATGCTACAATTCCAAACCTTACACAAACTTTGGTTTCAACAGCAGTTAAAGCAGGATATTGGAATACTTTTAAAGGAGGTTATAATCTAGCAACCGACAAAAATTATAGAAAACAAATTGCTAGATCTGGTTTGTCTACTTTAAGTATATCTCAAATGATGTATGGTTTAGAGCCTACAGACAAGCGAATGTCAAGAATTGCTGATATGGTTACTAGAGTTAGTTTGTTTCAGGGTATAAATAAAGTAAATCAATATGTAGCTGCTGCTGCTGGAAGAGAATATATAAGGTCTCTAATTAAAGCAAGAAAAAGCCCTATAGAGCTGAGAAGAAATTGGGCAAAAGCAAATTTAAAAAGGTTGGGATTGTCAGAAAACATTTCAAAAAAAGAGTTAACTAGAGAAGAATCTATACGAACTCCTGATGGTAGAAAAACAATAGCAAATTCAAAAGAAGCAGAAGCTGTATATAGATTTGCAAGAGATGCACAGTTACAAAAAAATGTTTTAAATGATCCTTTATTTTTTAACGACCCTAGATTTAGACCTTTTATATTATTTAAAAGGTTTGGTTATAAACAATTTAATTGGATTAGAGAAGAATTAGGTTTTGAGCTAGCAAGAGGAAACCTTTTACCTATTCTAAGGTTAGGTGCAGGTGGATTATTTGGTTCTCAATTAGTGGTATGGTCTAAAAAAGCACTAAATAACTTAATAGCTGGAGAAAATGATGTGTATGATGAAAGTAGGTTGTTTTTACCGGGTTTACCACCAGATACAAATATAGATGTAATGGGTATTGATGTAGAAACAGATATATCTAAATACACAAGAGGTGATTTTTTTGATCATGTTGCTTCTGTTGGGGCTTTTGGTTTTGTTTCTGATGTTATAGCTAATGAAAATAAATTTAGAGCAATAGAGTTTTTAGCAAAACCTGCAATAATACAAGATGCTTTAAAGGCGATAGATGCTATACAAAGAGTTAATAATGATCTACATACATATGGTATCGGAGCATATAAAAGATCTCCAAAATACTTTGCTCCAATTTTAGGAACTGTTCCAAGAAGGTTTGCAAGAAGGTTTGAAACCACAGGTCAAAGAGAAACATATACTAGGTATAGAAAGGGAATTACCAGAAGTAGAATATTAGATTTATTTATAGATGAAAGAGAACAAGAAGCTTATAGGGTAATGGATGCTTGGAATAAATCAAACCCCAATAATATGATATTTGTAGAAGACGTTAGCCCTAAAGAGATTTTTGATAGAGTTAGAAATAAATATGAAAAGTCACTTAATCCTTAATATATCCATAAGCCTCATTTGCATATTCCTGAAACCCATTCTTTTTCCAGAAATCACCTAGCGTTCTAAAATATTTATCACCAC